TGAGGGGCACTGGTGGCCGGTGTGTTAAATAACACAGGGCTTTCTAATACGTCGTAAGCCAAGCCGGCTTGCTGCGTCCATTGTTCAATTGTCGCGCCCGCTGTCAATTGCTGCCCTAACTTATGCCAAGGGGCTTGGCCGCTGTATGCAATTGCCGCTGTTCCCGTTGTTGTGTCAATCATGTGAGCCATTTTCGCTATCCTTTCTGAGTTGATAAAAACCGGTTATTTGTGCCGGTGCTTGAATTATACATACTTTTTACACTTTGCACAATTTATTTACATTTATTTTTCAAATTGATCTATTAGCCACCACAAACCCCAAAAAATGAGAATTATTAGGAATATCAAGGGGCCCCCACTTCTAGGCCAACATCGCCCGCGATATGGTGGCGCAAAAATGAGCCATAAGGCAAACCACGCACAAAAGCGCGAAGGGCTGCAGCATCATTGGGCGCGCCCTTTTTTCTAGTGTTATGCCATTGAATCGCTGTCGGGCCGCTCGCAGCATAGCAGCCGCCCTTTTCGTCTTTTCCTACTTTCTTTTTTCCGGTGCCATGGGCAACAAAAACCACCACGAATTCACGTGCACCACGTGCACACAATGGCCGGCCACCGCCGCACTGTTGGCAGCTGAAATTTTCGGCCAATTCTGCGGGACAGCGGGCAAATTGCACACCCTGAATTTTTCGCGGCCACTGGTCCGCTGATTCAAGGGGCGCAGCGTACACAGCGGGCCGGCCTAATTCCACCGCTCGGACAGCATCAGCCACATTGTCGCAGCTCGCATTGATAACTGTTTTATTTGGCTGCGGAAAAGGTAAGGCTTCGGGAGCAAAATGCGAATAAGTCCATGCTTGACCACCACGCGGGACGCTATCAAAAACGGCCTGCAGATATTCATTATCAATTTGTGATGTGCCGGTTTCACTTTTCGGGTGAAGGCTGCAGCTAGTCGGACACGTGCCGTAAGTTTCATGCTCGCCACTGCGATAAGTAACAGCTATCGGGCCGGTTTTGCTGTTAGCACTAATTTGCACTGTTTTTAACATTTTCTCTATCCTTTCTGTTGTGAGGGGCCCAGTATAGCAACATTTTGGGCCGGTTTTGTGAAATATTTTTGTGTTTTTTTCTGTCTTCTAACTATTAACGGCATGCTGTTTTCATCCCATGGCATAACCAAAAAAGGCAAATCATCCGCGGACATAACGCGCATGAAATCCCGAGCACGATCAAGGGAGGAAAAAGAGCGAACAACATTAGTTGAATCGGGAAAGCAAACATCATATTTATAAATTGGCATTTTTCTATCCTTTCTGTTAATCGTCGCGGTCAGTGTTGAATTCAACACGCGGGTAATCGTCTTCGATAAAGCTATCGTCAACATGAGCAAGCCCTAAACGGGTGCCGGCATCCCAAATCACAATGGGCAAATCTTGCGGCAAATTAGCAAGCGCAGCCATTAATTCAGACACTTTCATTTTGTAGTCTCCTTTGCAAATTGCATCGCGGCATACCATACTTCCTTGGCATCGCAAATTGACGTATACACTTCAGACATCGAGTCATAAAACGCATTGCTGCTGCGCTCTTCACTGTCGGTACGCAAAAAGCGCTCAACATCTTCGCGATCAGCAATAGCGACACAACTCAAATATGCTTCAACAAAAGCCTGCTCTTCTGCGGTGAGGTCGCGCGGCACTTTTTCTTCAATTGAATAAACTTCCCACTCGCCATACTCGTCTCGCTTGCAATCGTCCAACATTAAAGCTTTTGCTTTTTCTGTGGCTTGGTCAAAATCTTTAGCTTGCACAGTCGCGTGGTAATACTGGTAATAGCTCATTTTCACGTTATACGTTTTCATTCTGCTTCCCCCTCTTCTAATGATTCCAAAAACAAAATAACGTCATCAAGGCACATGCCAATTGTGATTTCACTTCCGTCATTGTCCTTAGGACGATTCTTCATTGTTTTTGACAACGCATTGCGAACGTCAATCATGTCGCACAAGGCGGACGACAAAGCATTTTGATCTACCATTTCTCTATCCTTTCTAAACACCGGATCAGGCACCGGCATCGCCAGTATAGCAAAGTTTTTGTACCTTGCAACACCTTTTTACATTTATTTTACTAAACCTAGGGTTTCCTCTAGTTCTGCCCATGGCATGCCCCGCGAAGGCCAACACTTGAAGGGCTCAAGCTTTATGCCCTCTACAGCCAATTTCATGGCATCGCTCCCCTGATATAAACGAATGGTCGAGGGGCGTAGTGTATTACCCGCATCAAGAACAAGAATGAAGCAGGGCCTATCCTTGGCAGCATGCCGAGTCATAAAAGCAATTTGATGTGGCCGCAGCCCAACTTTCAATCCCTTGGCCACCACTTTCAATTCCATCAAAACAAAGTATTCCCCGACACCCACCAACATGTCAGGAATGCCAAGGTTGACACGATTCTCAATGCGCTCAACTGAGCAATTGACAAGGCCGGCTTTCACCCTAGCCGAAAAGCGCGCTTCAGGCGTCATCTGATCCCCCCAAACCTCGCTCAAAGATGTCAAGCGGAGGCTGCTCCACTCCTGCGTCAAATTCAGGATCTTTTTCTCTTGCTGCACTTTCAATCACCACTCCTGTGTCCGCATCGATCAAGGCGGTAGGCGGTGGCCCACCATAAAGCTTTTTAAGCTCGTCAAGCTTGCGCTGCACCTCTTCCTTGCTCATGCTGTCAATCGTGCCATGGCGGATCTCTTTGCGCTCCACATAGATCGTTCCCAAGGCTTGGCCCCTACGATACTCTGCTTGGACGGCTGCAGCAAATGCACCGGCATCCAAGGCCTTGTCGCGAATAAGCTGCAAATCGCGCATGTGGCGCTCATACGATGTGTTGTACTTGGACGCCAAGTCAGCACGATAGGCCTGAATGGCCGCTACAACGTGCGGATTGATATCAGGGTTGGTAAGCTTCCACGCCATCACAGAAGCGCTGCTAGGCTTGTATCCGGCCTTTATAGCGGCATCTTTCATTGTGGTGCGGCCATCCCCACTCACAAGCTCGGTAACGAAGGTCCATTCCTTGGCTGTTAGCTTCCTGCGCTGCTGCCGCAGCGGCGCCACCTCAGTTGACATTCGTTTCTGCGCCTTGTCAGGCATGACAGGGGGAACATTCCAAACATCTTTCTTGCCCATTAGCTGATTCTCCACAAACGCCAACCCTCGTCCACCTTGCGAAGGGTGAACACCCAATCAGGCTTATGCACACGTGTGAAACGAAGGGCAGCCACGCGGCAGCTCTCAGCTTGCTTGCGCTGCTTAAACAGGATGCTATCCCCCTCTTCCATCTCATTGAATGGGTATTTGGATCGGTTGGTAGGCAGGGCTATTCCCTGATCGATTTGTACCATCGTTAACTCCCGTAAAAGAACTACCACGAGTATATCGAGTGTCTCATCCAGAGTCAACCTCCAAATCCATTTTCAGGGTTCCTATAGAACTTTTGGAGGGTATAGTGTGTTTTTATTTTTCAACAATTCATCTCGCGGAGCCCCCCTGAAAAAATTACTTCTATGACAAAGACGTAATTCAACGTGTGCTCATAAAGTATTTATTTCATTGACCTATTACGCCATTACGTCTATTACGCCAAATCTCACAAAAATAAAAATAAAAACACCTCTTACCCCTAAAAGTTCTATAGCACCTAAACCAAAGTATTCACTTTTGGCCCATTTTCACCCCTTTTGACCCTCGGTCCTTGGCCCATCCCCCAATCCACCCCAACCACTGTATATCCAACCAGTCCCCTCCCAAACCCCCCAAACCTAGGGAAAACCCCTACTAAATAGTAGCTTTTTCGTAATTGACCTAACTCCATTAAAGACTGATAATACTCCTGTCCACTTGGATAAAAGACGGATAAACACCATTAACAAAGAAAGGATAGTGACATGACTAAACAGTCAGACAATTCGGATAAAAAGATCGGAGAGATCTTGGACAATGCGCAGGTTTTGCTTAACTTTTGCGAAAATACTTTTGCCAAACCATCGCAGGCGTGGTACGCGTGCCTTGTTTCTTCAGCCATTTTGACGGCTGAGTTGGACGTACCTGTTGAGGTATTTATGCAGGGTTTTGAGCATGCGTACAAGGATGCTTTGAATGCGAAGGAGAAGGGTCCATCTTATGATCACTAATGCAACGGATTTCATTCCTGTCAATCGGATTGACAAGCGTTTGACGCCATTCAATACGGGTAAGGTGCAGATTGGATTGTTGTATCAGCCGCGGCCTCCTGAGATGACTGCGTCTGAGGAGCTTGTTCAGGCTGCTTTGTTGGGTACACCATCGATGCATAGGCGTGCCCCTGTGTGGCCCGTGGTCCTTGGTTCTGCAATCGTGGCGTGTCTTTTAATGTTTTTGATTTAAGGGGAAAGGTTATGCAACAGCAGAAACATTTTGTTGGTATTTTTCTTTGTTTCGGGGGTAACTATGCAAAATTTGCATGAATATTTGTATGAATGCGACGAGTTGGGGCTTGACTTGAAGTGCTTTTTTGAGTACGAGCCTGCTGAAGTGGGTTCTGTTGAGTCGGGGACGGGTTTGAAGTTGGAGCCTGATTATCCGGAGGTATGGACATTGGTGTCGGTGTTCTTGCCGAGCAGTACTGTGGACTTGAGCGGGGTTTTGCATCCGGATGTGATTTTTCGGATTGAGCAGGATGCGCCTGTTTATTTTGAACAACAACGTGAGGAGAAATTTTATGACTGAGCAACAGGAACTAGAAATTTTGCGTCCGTATGTGACGGAGTGTGGCAAGTTGGTAAACCAAAACTACGAGTTGGACAAGGCATACAAGGCAGTGGACAGGTTGCTGCTTGAAGTGCTGATGGGGGATATCGATCCCATGCAGGCCATGATCAATCGTCAGAAGATAAAGGACCAGTTTGATGAACAAACCTAATTGCCACAAATGCGTGAACCATGATCCTTTGCCCATGACGCATTACATTCAGTGCCTTGAGCCTCGGGCCTTGGTCAGTGCTGAGGCGGGTGCGGCTAGGAATGGCCAGTTTGATTGGCCGTGGCGCTTTGACCCTGCGTGGTTGGAAGAATGTAATGCATACAAGGAGAAGGAATGACCACATACAAAGAACTGGGTGAATTGATGCGTAATTTGCCGACTGATGAAACATGGCTGCCACTGTTTTTGGGGCGGCTTAAAGAGAAAGAGCCGGAGATCTACCAACGCATGATGGAATTGGCAAACGACAAGCTTAAGGAGAAAACATGATTATCAAACGCAACATGGCTGTAGACAGCCTGACACGAGTATGTGAGGAAAGTTTAGCGCTTATCAAGCAATTGATTGACGCTGACAACGAGGTGTATGCCAAGGGATTTGAGGATGGCATGGCGGCTCAGTCTGAAGTGCAAAAGACTTTAAGGCCATGGGTAGGGCTGACGGATGAAGAGATTCAACAAATGGGTCTTGGCAATTACATAAAAGTTGTTCGTGAAATAGAAGCCAAGCTGAAGGAGCGCAACACATGAGTTATATCGTGGCATCACTGCCGCCAATCAAATGCTTTGTTAGGCGTGAGTTCTTGTATAACGATCACAAGGGCCATGGCGAACTGGAGCCGGCCATTTGGGTCAGTCTGAAGGCGTTGCGTGGTCAGGTGTTCCGCATCGAGTCGTTGTTGCCCAACTATGGCGCCCTCTACGACAAGCTGCCTATTCATGCATATGTGTGGCACGCGGACCATGGTGATTTGTCAATAGATACTTTACAGCTGTGGGACTGCATGGGTTACCGCTTTACGATTATTGAGAAGATTGGTTTGCGTAATCTTGGCGTGAAGTTTTTGGGTAAGGACAAGGAATGGCATTTCGGTCGCTATCTGTTTACAGTGGACTTTTGTGCTGACGGCATGGATCTTGACACTGGCTTTACTGAGCAGGCAGAGGAGCACAAGTCTTTCAATTGGATTGCCTTGGACAACGGGCAGTTTGCCTGTCAGCCTAACAACCGATGCTTGTGGTATGACCAGAGTTTGATCCCTGCTGAGACAAAGTTTCCTGACTTTCAAGCAGCGCAGAAATTGTGGACTGTGGACGGCACGCGCAAGTGGTCCGCGGGCGATGATTGGTTTTACGAT